TATCGACTCACTTAAATTTCAATATCAAAATTATCCTGAAGTTAATTTAAACAAATCTACAGGCCACTTAAATTCTAAATTTAATGGATCTAAATTATCAGGCGCTGGAATTAATATTGATTCTCCTTCGACTGTAGATGGCGGGCCTGTAGTTAAGGTAATTAAAACTAATCCTAATCAAATAGTATTTTCAAATAACCAAATTACTACAATTGATCAGTCAGTGACAGGAGTTCAAAGTAAATCATTATAAATTTAAGTTTTTAAGAAAAATTATATTTATATAAAAATATAAACAGTATATGGGGTATTTAAACAATAGTACAATTACCGTAGACGCTATACTTACTAAAAAAGGTAGGGAATTGCTAGCGCGTGGAAAAGATGAATTTAAAATTACACAATTTTCTTTAGCAGATGATGAAATTGATTATGATTTATGGAATCCTGCTCATCCTCTAGGATCAGATTATTACGGAATAATTATAGAAAATATGCCTTTAGTTGAAGCAACTGCAGACGAATCCAACGTTATGCGATACAAACTCGTTACGCTTCCTAAGAAAACAGCAAGAATTCCAGTAATATCAGTGCCACAATCTTCAATCACATTAACTTCTCCAGGCCAGACGTTTGTAATTACTCCAACAACTACGAATTTTGCATCTGGAAATGCTACTTTAGGTTATACAGCAATTTTATCTAATTCGGACGTCGCTACTCTTCAAGTTGCAACACCTGTAGCTGCAGGAGTTAGCCCGACAGTTCCTAGATTTATTGGAGACGCTGAAGCAGCTCAAACAATTTCAGCAGTTGGATTTAGTTTTAATATCGTTGCTAAACAACAATTAGTTTCTGACGTATCTGCTACTATTACAATTATAGGAAATGAAACTGGCGGGAGATCTACAATTAATTTAACAGTTAAGAAAACTCAGTTAGCAACGGCTTTAGCGACTTCAATTACCAATGCTAACGATTAACAAATAATAATATAAAATAAAAATATGGCTATAATAAACAGAACAGCTTCTTCATTAACAAGCCCATTTGACGTACAAGCTAATGTCGATGGCGTGGTTCAAGTAGTATCTCCTACATTACCATTGTCATATAATAGCTCTCTTCAATTTCAAAATGAAGTTGAAATTAGGGCTCAGCAAATTGCAAGCGAAATAATTAAAGCTCAAGCAAGACAGTCGCAAATAGCTGCTTCAGGAAGAGTATTTACTAGATTTGATGTAAGCACAGATGTAATTGAAAATCAAAAAACATACGTAACGACAGGTTTATTTTCTGGAAATGCTGCTTCAATATCAGCAATGTATACAGGTTCAATGCAATCTAGCGGATCTAAACAGTATTATTATGAAATTTTTAATAATACATCTGCAACAGCAGAACCTCAATTTTCAATAGCATGGGGACATCAATATGGTTCAGGTTCATCAGCAGCTGGCACACTAAACGATTCGCCTTCTCGAGCAATTTATTCTCAATATAAATTATTGTTGTTAGAGCCTGGAGACACTACATTTACTTTTGGGAATGGAGAAAATTCCACAGAAATTTACGCTCTTAATTTTAATAGAGCTCGTATCAAAGATAAATTAGATCCAGGTAATTGGCAATTGTCTGTAGCTGAATTGCGTGGAGGATCATATCCTAATAATTCATTTACAGGATCTAATGTTGCAGTTGCAAATTCTAATAAAGTAATTTCTTTAATAGATGATTCAGGCCAAACTCAACAAACTAATTTGACTTCAGCAGGTAGAGTATATAATATCGTATCAGGTTCAATTACCGGCGGTGTTTATAATGCAACTGCTCCTAAATACTATGGATTGGTTTATCCTGATATGGGTATTATGATTTTCAATGGAAATGCGTTTGATGCATCAGCTTCATTTAATTCAGTAACAGGATCTAATATAGCAGGCGATAACGCTTGGAAATTATTTACGTCAATTTCAGGCGCAATGTCACTTAATGCATCGACTAACGCATTTCAAGCTAGAAATGAAGAAACAGTAACTTCAACTCATTATTTTGTAAGAATTAAAAATGGCGAATATAATTTTTCAAATAATCCTTCATTCGTTACAGGATCAGTAGGAGAATTTGCACAGCCAACATTTATTGGAGATCCAAAAGTATACATTACGACAATTGGTATGTATAATGATCGTCAAGAATTGCTAGCAGTTGCAAAATTAAGTCAACCAGTACAAAAATCATTTAATAATGAAGCTTTGGTGAAAGTAAAATTAGATTTTTGATAAATTTTAAAATTAAACAATATTTAGGCTCTTTGATATTTATATTAAAGAGCCTATCTACTATATATGGGAAAGCCGGGAGTATTTAAAAGAATTAATGGGCAAGATCAAACAATTACGCCATTTAAAGTTTACAAGTCATGGAAATATACTAATACAGGCAGTTTACAAAGTGATGGAATAGATTTACTATACGCATTAAAACCTAATCAAAATGTATATTCAGGAAATAAAGTTACACTTGACACTTGGCAAACTTTTTTAGATTCAGGGTCGTTATTAATTAATAACGCAAATAATAAAGAAGCCTCAGTTATTTGGCACAGTTTAAATCATTTATATTATAAACGAGCTGGTAAACCGTCAGAAACGTTTGGTTATGCTGATCCATATGCCATTAAAAGAACTTTGTTCAATGAAGCTATGGTTTATTCGATACCTCAAAGAAAATTTGGAGAATCTATTAAACCAGGATCAGTTAAATTGAATTACAGAAATATTTCATTAAATGCAATTTCAATGTCATTAATAGACGATGGAAAGGGAAATTTAATTGACACTGCTTTAAGCAGTTCTATTTCTAAAGAAGTGTTACATTTAGGATTTGATTCAATGACATATTGCTCTAATTACGCAGCAAATTTTAATTTAACAAGTTCACAGCAACCAGGAAATTTAATTGAATTTCAAATTGATTCAATTAATCCTAATTTAACTGCAAAAGGTAATCCATGGATTAATAATTTTTCATTTTTAAATAATTACTATACATCATCTATAGGATCTATATTTAATTGGGGTAATGATGCATTTTTTACTACAGCATCTTACATTAGAATTCCAAATGACGATTCATTTAATTTTAAACAAACTGATGATTTTGCATTGTCATTTTGGATTGGAAAATATTCAAATTTTCCTGAAATTCAGCAAGTAATTTCAAAACGAACTACAGGTAATGGCCAATATATGGTTGACAAAAAAGTATATACTGGTGATGTAAACTATAATTCAAGTCAATATCCATTTGATATTTATTTTCCTAGCGGGAGCGGAATTCCTGCTAATCAAATATATTGTAAAAATTCCAATGGAAATAAAATAACTATTGTAAGTGGAACGTTTACAACTAACACAGAAAATCATGTAGTATTACAAAAAACAGGCTCAATATTTCAATTGTACATTGGAGGGGCTTTAGTAAATCAAGCTACATTACCATCTGATGGCAATTTTTACAACAATTCTGATTTATTTATAGGTTCGTTAGGATTAGACTCAAATGGAAATGGATATAATTCTTTTAAAGGAACATTTGATGAATTTTTTATTTTTAATAAAGGATTAACGCAAAATGAAATTAATCAGTTAGCAGACACTGGCTCATTTTCAATGACTACAAACACTAATGTCGTTGGAAATGTATTTTATGAACATGGATTAATAGTAATTTCAGATCCTAGACCTAAATATAGTTCTACAGGGTCTTCTGCAACATTTAATAATTTTATATACGATAAAAATACTGGATTAACACCTACAAATTATTTTGACAATTCTAAATTTAGCTTAGAATTTAATTCTACAGTAACTTTATACGAGCATGAATATGTATGTAAATTAAAAGATGATGAGTTTAATTTTACTGCAAATCCAACTATTAGATTAAATAACGATGTAAATTCACAAATACCAAAAAGCATTGTTTTAAATGATTCATTTGCTCCATATATTACGACAGTAGGATTATATAACGACGCAGGTCAATTGTTAGTTGTAGGTAAATTAGGAACTCCAATTCAAAAACGAGATAATGTTGATACTAATATTATTATTCGTTTTGACATTTAAACTAAAAAATAAAATGGCAAGAAAAAAAACATATGGCAAAAAAGCTGTAGCAGCTAAATACGGATTTCGTAGTGGTTTAGAAATGGATATTGACGCTTCTCTTAAAAGTCAAGGAATTGACGGTGAATATGAACAGCACATTATTGAATATATCAAACCGGAAACTAAACATAAATATCATCCTGATTTCAAATTACCAAATGGTATATTTGTGGAAACTAAAGGCCGCCTCTTATTAAATGATAAGAAAAAACACTTGTTAATTAAAAACCAACATCCAGAACTTGATATACGGTTTTTATTTCAAAACGCAAATGCTAAATTTAATAAAAATTCAAAGACTACATACAGTATGTGGGCAGAAAAGCATGGATTTAAGTGGGCAGAAAAAATAATTCCGCAAGAATGGCTTGACGAGTAAAATAATTTTTGAAAATTCAAAAAATTATCTTATATTTAATGCATGATAGATACTAGATTAACGCAATTAATAGAAAGTGTACTAGGTAAAGGAAAAATTACAAATAGAAATAATATAGCATTTTTTTGTCCTTTTTGTCATCATAACAAAAGAAAATTAGAAGTACAGCTTATAACAAATAATAAATCAGAAAATCCATGGCATTGTTGGACTTGCAATAAAGCTGGTAAAAAATTAACTTCGCTGTTTAAGTCATTAAATGTAAGTCGCGATAAAATAGCTGAACTTTATAAAATACTTTCCATCCAGCCAAAATATAGTAGCAGTCAATTTGACAGTAACTTTCAAGGTATGACAGTAATAGACCTGCCTAAAGAGTACATTCCACTATATAAAAATTCTGAATCTATTGAATATAAAAATGCAATACATTATTTAAGAGCAAAGCGAAAAATAACACTTTCAGAAATTGTAAAGTATAATATTGGATATTGTGAATCAGGAGAATATGCTAAAAAAATTATAATTCCTTCGTATGATGAAACTGGTAAGTTGAATTATTTTGTAGGAAGAGCTTATTACGACGCAGAAACATTTAAACATAAAAATCCTGAAGTTTCTAAAAATTGTGTAGGATTTGAATTATTTATTAACTGGTCACTTCCATTAGTTTTAGTAGAAGGCGCGTTTGATGCTATTGCAGTTAGAAGAAATGCAATTCCATTATTTGGAAAAACAATTTCAGAAGATTTACGTAAAAAAATTATTGAAAATAAAGTTAGTCAATTATATATTTGTTTAGATAAAGATGCCCAAAAGCAAGCTTTAGATCATGCAGAATATTTTATGAATAATGGAGTGGAAGTGTATTTTGTAGATTTAAAAGAAAAAGATCCTGCTGAAATAGGATTTGAAAAAATGTGTAAGTTAATTAAGGAAACTCAGCCGTTAACTTTTAGTAAATTTATTGAGTATAAATTATTTAGATAATGAAGCGAATTAATATTGGAATAGATACCATTGATAAAATATATCATATCAGTGATATACATATTAGAAATTTAAAACGTCATGCTGAATATCAAATAGTATTTCAGCGTACTGCAGATGAAATAAAACGCACTAAAGGTCCAAATGATATTATTTTTTTAGGAGGAGATATTGTGCATGCTAAAACAGACATGACTCCTGAATTAGTGCAGTCTGTACAGGAATTTTTTAAAATGTTTTCTGACATAGCTCCTACTATTTTAATTACTGGAAATCACGATTGTAATTTAAACAATAAATCTAGATTAGATGCTTTAACTCCAATTGTTAATGCTTTAAATCACCCAAATCTTCATTATCTTAAAGATTCTGGTATATATCATTTAGCTGACAAACATTTTGTAGTTATGTCTGTTTTTGATAAACCTAAAGATTTTATAAAAGCAAGTTCGTTTGAAGGAGATTTTAAAATTGCACTGCATCATGGAGCTGTAAATAATGCAATAACTGATATTGGGTTTAAATTAGTAAATGATAATGTTGATGTTGATACATTTGCTGGATATTCGATTTGTATGTTAGGGGATATACATAAACCTAATCAAACATTACAAGAATATTCATGTGAAGAATTAGTAGTTAATGAAAGTAAATTAACTACTAAAAAAATAAAACATATAAAACCAGCTATAAAATATAGCGGCAGTCTTATACAACAAAATTATGCAGAAGCTTTAATTCATGGAATGTTAGTATGGGATACAAAAACTTGTCAAGCAGAATTTGTGGAAATTGAAAACAATGTTTGTTACTATACATTGGAAATTGATAATAAAAATTTCAATCCAATTCCAGTTTCTTTAGAAAATAAAACAATACGACTTCGAATTAAAGTTCAAAATACAGATCCTGCCGACTTAAAAGCGATAGTCGCAGACATTAAAACTAAATTTAATATTGAAGAATTTACAATTCAAAAAATAAATGATTTTACTGTTAATAAATCTAGAGTACAAAAAATTAATATTGGTGATGTTCGTGATGTTGAATATCAAAATGAATTAATTTCAAAATATTTAGAAAATAAATTTGCATTAGATGACGAAATGTTAGATGGCGTTCGTCATGTAAATAGAACAGTTAATTCAAGCCTTCCTAATTTAGAAGTAAATCGAAATGTATCTTGGATTCCAAAACGATTTGAATTTTCAAATATGTTTAGTTATGGCACTGACAATGTAATTGACTTTACAAATATGAAAGGGGTGTATGGAATATTTGCTCCAAACGCTTCAGGCAAGTCAACAATGTTAGATTCTATTACATATTGTATATTTGACAAATGTGGTAGAACTTCTAAAGCTGCCTCTGTAATGAATAATAAATCTGATTCATTCAAATGTATATTTAACTTTGAATTGGATAGTAAAAATTATTTTATTGAAAAAAAAGGAACTAAAGGAAGAGGTAATCATGTTCGAGTTGATGTAGATTTTTATTCTGTAGATGATTTAGGAAATAAAGAATCGCTAAATGGTAAAGAAAGAAGTGAGACAAACGACCATATTAGACAATTGCTAGGAACCTATGAAGATTTTGTTTTAACTGCATTGTCAGTACAAAACAATAATTCTGGATTTATTGATATGGCTCAAAAAGATCGTAAAGATTTGCTAGCTCAATTTTTAGATATTAATATATTTGAAGATTTATATAAAATTGCAAACGATGATATTAAAGAAGTAGCTACTTTAGTTAAAGAGTATCAGAGACAAGACTTTGGTACTCAATTAGCACAGGCTAATACAGACATTGACACATATTCTAGAGAACATAAAGATTATCAATTTGATAAAGCAGAGTTAGAGTTAAAAATTAACAATATAAATGATAAGATTTTATCATTGACTTCAGATTTAGTTCCTATTGATGTTTCAATTGAAAATATAGATTCATTAAATGAATTAAAATCTAAAGTTGAAAAGTTGATTGTTTCATTAAATGAAGACTCTACTAACAGAAAAGAAGAATTAATTGAAGTTGAAGATACTATATCTGTATTGAAATTTGAATTGGCAAAATATAATATTTCTAAAATTCAAGCACAAATTAATGTTTTAGATGCTGTTAAAGATTCTGAAAAAACTTTAGTTGGGCAAGTAGCAAAACTCAAAGCAGAAGTAAGTCATAAGTTGGAAAAGATGGAAAAACTTAATGATTTAGAATATGATGAAAATTGTATATTTTGCATGAATAATGTATTTGTAAAAGATGCTATAGCTACTAAAGCTTCAATTGAAGAAGATAAAAAGTCTGCTCAAGAAATTGTAGATAAATTAAATGTAGTTAAAGAAAAAATTGCTGAATTAGCTCCTTCTTTAAGAGAAAAGGAAGATTATAATAAGTTGCAGAAAGATATTCATTCAAAAGAAATTGAAAAGTCTTCTATCGAATCTAATTTACATCAAATTAATTCTAAACAGCATCAGTTAGCTGCTAAGTTAGCTGAAGTAGAACATCAAATCAGTGAATACTTTAAAAAAGAAGCTGCTATTAAAGAAAATAAAACAATTAAAGCTGTTATTAACAATTTGAATGATGATGTGTCTAAATTAAAAGAAGATTTGAGTATTTTAAATGATCAAATTTTATCATGTCACTCAAATATGTTAGTTGCTGAAAAATTAAAAGAAAAAGCTGAAGAGTCTATTATCAAATTAAAAGACTTAACAAAGCAGTATAAGTTTTATGAATATTATTTACAGGCAGTTAATAGAGATGGAGTTCCTTACGATTTAATTACAACTGCAGTTCCATTTATCGAACAGGAAATTAACAACATACTAAGTCAGTTAGTTGAATTTCAATTAATGCTTGAAATGGATGGCAAAAATATCAATTGTTATATCGTATATGATCAAGACAATTTTTGGTCAATTGAATTAACATCTGGTATGGAAAAATTCATATCATCTTTAGCTATTAGAACTGCATTGATAAACGTGTCTTCATTGCCTAGACCTAATTTCCTAGCTATTGACGAAGGTTTCGGAGTACTTGATTCTGATAACTTAAATTCAATATTTAATTTATTTGATTATTTAAAAACTCAATTTTCATTTATGTTAGTTATATCACATATCGATTCAATGAAAGATATAGTAGATAAATTGATTGAAATTACTAAAAACAATACAAGTTCTAAAATCTATTACGTTTAGATATTTATTTAAAATAGATATCAAATGCCAGTTAATTATGATTTATTAACTAATGAACTAACTTATCAAGGATTAGCTGATTTAAATGTTTTAATAGAAGATACTACCAGTAATTCTTCAGATTATTTTCGAGTTTCAAAATTACCAAAAGAATTTACTGCAGGTAAAAATACATTTCATTTCAAAGGAAACCCTTCTATATTTAAAGAAGGAAGTTATGTATATATTGAAATTTTAGATTCAAATGGTCAACCTTTATATTACGAAACTGCTTTAGATTTAGAATCAGCAGATCATGCAGCTATTGTAACTGTGCATGTTAATGCGACAACTCCCCCAGGTACAGGTTACATTATTTTATGTAGTACTATTAGAAATGACATTAATGGTAAATTTTTAAATACTTCAAAAATTAATTTACGATGGATTGCTCCTATTTATATAAATGCATCTAAACGAAATGATGCTGAAATTATTTTTAATAAACTTCCTGAAGTTACTATAACTCCATCTACAAGCTCATACACAAATTTATCATATAACGGAGGATTAAAATACAATAGCAGTTCTTACTACAACATAGATTATTATTATTACAATAATACGCCAGTACTTGTCACTTCATCATTAACTCCAATTGGGTTTAGAACTGATTTAGTAACTGGAAATGCAACGCTTAATTCGTCTAATATATCAAATGCAATTCCGTTAAGTTCATATGCTGTAAGCGAATCTAAATTAATTAAAGTTTCAAAATTCAATGGATCTGGTATTATTGTGTTAGATTCTCCATTGCAATTTTCAATACCTAACAGCAATTCGACATACATTCCTTCATACGCTAGATTTTCTAGCGCTAGTATTAATTTTGAAGTATCAGCTTCTAATTCACCAGAAATTACACAAAATTCAAATAATACAGCTATAGTATTTTTTAGTAATTTGCAACCTCAAACAGGAGAAGTCGCTAAAATTCGCTCATATTATAGAAGTTCTGGAATTGGAGAATATATTCTTTCCAATGAAACAGACATAACAAAACAAGCAACGGAATTTGGATTTAATGTTGATGTAGTATCAGCTTCATTTTATTTACCAACTATACAACGAAATGATAAATTAGATTTTAAATTTGAATTTATTAATCCTGAAGGTCTAGCTTCGAAGCAAGTTGTAGAATCTTTAAATAATTTATTTTTAGGCGGAAATACATATATTGGAGGAGATGATAACTTATTAACAGGATCTTTATATGTAGCTGGGGCTTCTGGAACTGGAGTGCACATTTCAGGAAAAGGTTCAGCTTCAATGATTCGAAGCATAGGATATACAGGATTTACAAATGCAAATCCTGGATTTGTAATGTATTCAGGATCAGTGCAATCGTTATTAGGAGCTTCAGAAAATTACAGTGGCGTTGGTTTAGAATTGTATGCTAATACAGGATCTTATTTCAAATATACAACTTCAGGGTCAGGTTTATTAGATATTCGAACTAGTAAATTTTTTATCGGAAATGACAATGTATTTTTAAGTTCATCAAATAACAATTTAGAAATTAAAAATTACAATACAGATCAAACTAAAACTTATTTTCATTTAGACCCTACAGGAAACGTCACTGCTTCAGCATTTATTGCAATTACCGGTTCAAACGACACTCAATCACAATTTATGATGAATACCGCTATTGGATTAACAGACGGTAAAAACATTGGTCGTATAATATATCATCAAACAGATACAATTTCCGTAATTTCAGCTAGCAGCGAAATTTTAAATACAGCATATATACAATCATATACAGCGCCATTTACACAGCCAAACGCTAGAAATGTATTAAATTCAGGCTCGGCAATAGCTCCTAGATCTAATTCATGGCTAGCATATCAACCAATAATTTCAGATTTATCATATTATTCTCTTCCATTTGAAAATACTATTACTATATTTGGAAATGTATATGTAGATAAATATACTACAGGAAGTAGCAATGATGTTAATGTAGTATTAGCTTTAAGATTTTCAGTTTGGAGACCAGTAACTTCATCTTACGAACATTTTGGATTATCTGGAAATGTTGAATCGGCTTCAGGAGACTATGGATTTGTAAATGCAGTTTCTGGCACAATGAATTCTGGATCTAGTAATGTAACATATAATTCAACTAATTATAACGTCGCATCTACAGCTACTATACCACAATCAGCTGTATCAGGCGCTATATCAACAATGATTCCATTTAAAGCTGTTATTAATATTCCTAGCGGTTCGCAAGATTTAATAAATACAATTGATTTAGACTATGCATTTTTTAAAATGTATAATACAAGCGTAAATCCAGGGACAGATTTTACATTTCGAGCTAAATTTGCAAATTTCAGTGTAATGTCAAGTAGACTTTTAGCCTCAAACGCTTCTTCAGGGACTAATTTAATTGCTAATGACTATCCTAATATTAATGGATAATGGTTTGTAATTTTAATCTTATTTAATTTTTATCATTATATTTATTACAAAGAAAAGATAAAATGGCAATACAAAATTTATCAAATCAGTATATATCACAATCATATCAAAGTTTGGTGCAAGTTTCATCTTCTGGATTGTTGTATGATGGAACTGGAAATATTATTTCAAAAGTAACTGCTACGATAATTCCAACAACATCGTCAATTGCAGTAACAGGATCTTTATATTTCGATGTAAATTCAAATAAATTATACATTCACAATGGAACTGTATGGAAATCAGCATCACTTTCATAATACTATAAAATAAATGATTAAAAATATAATAGCATTATATCCAGGCCGATTTCAGCCATTTGGAAAACATCATGCAGAAGCATTTAAGTGGTTAGAAAAACAATTTGGGGCTCACAATTGTTACATAGTAACTTCAAACGTCATAGACCCAGTAAAATCTCCATTTTCTTTCAAAGATAAACACGACATCATAAGTAATTACGGTCTTGCTGACAGGCTTGTACAGGTAAAAAATCCATATAAAGCAGAGGAGATTACCACGCAGCTGAATCCAGAAGACACTGCTTTAGTATTTATGGTGGGAGCAAAAGATATGAAAGAAGATCCTAGATTTAAAATAGGTAAAAAGAAAGATGGCAGCGATTCATATTTTCAAGAATACGCTAAAAATAAAAGCAATTTACAAGGATTTGATAAACATGGGTATTTAATTGTAGCACCTCATATTTCAATGAATATTCCAGGATATGGAGAAATGTCAGGAACTACATTGCGAAATGCGTTAGGAGATAATTCAGTTACTAGAGATCAAAGAATTAAATTATTCAAAGCTGCATTTGGATGGTATAATGAAAAAACAGCTAAAATGATATTTGATAGATTAGAAGGTTTGACAGAATCTAAATCTTCATTTATTGCAAATATTATGAAACAAAAAAATTTAACTGGGAGTGTATCTGAAAATCAAACTTCATTTTTCACTAAAGAATGGTGGAGCGAGTCTTTAAATTTACCAGAAATAGATTTGGTAAATTACGATATAACTTCAGAAGGATATATGTCGTTTGAACAACAAAAACAACACGACAAAAAAATGATAAAACTTAAAAAATTTTTAAAAAATAATACAGGAAAACCATTTGTATATGATTTTAATGAATTTCCTAAAACAGTATACGGTGTAAAAATGCCAACTCAAGAAGATATTAATGAATTGTTAATTAACGAAGGAGGGGCAGGGGGGCATATGCAGCATCTGTTCAATATTGAAGGAGTACAAACAGGTAAAGATTTAGTTAAAGTTTTTGTTCAATCTGTTGAATATTTAAAAAAAAGCCCTGCGTCTGTTAAAATTGATGGAGTAAATGCTTCTATTCGTTTAATTACATTAGATGGTAAAAAAGTCTTTGTAATGGATAGAGGTTCTAATAAACCTTTAGATGTAAAAGGTATTACCAAAGCAGAATTAGAAGATCGGTTTGGTGCTGGACATGGAATGATTAAAGTAGGCGGCACTGTATTAGATATTTTCAATGAATCTTTATCTTCAATTACTCCAGCTCTTAAAAAATTAGGTCTTTGGGATAATCCAAATATCATGTTTAACTTAGAATACGTAGCTGGTTCAACTAACGTATTGTCTTATAATAAAAATTTCTTAGCAGTACATGGTTTATTAGAAATTGAGCAAGTAACTCCAAAAAGACGAGCTACTAAAGAAATTAAGTATTCTAAACCAGCTTTACAAGATTTATTAAATAATTTAGTTCCAGCTGCAGCTGAAAAAGGATATGAAGTTTTAGGTTCTATTCCAACTACATTAGATGGAGACCCAGATTTAACAGGAGCATTAAATAAAAAATATACAGTTAATTACGGAAATAAAAAAGAAACTAAAACTCTTTCTCAATGGTTAGCTCAAACAACTATTCCAGATAATGAAATTAAAACTGTTGATGGTAAGAGAATTTCTGCATTATCAAAAGACGTGTTAATTAAAATTTCAGAAGGCACTCCATTGTCAGAATATATTGCAGATCCTAAAGATTACAAAGCTGCTGTAGATGGATTTGTTACTTACATGGCTACTATGAAGCTAGGAGATGCTATTTTAGAAAAATTAAATTCTCCGCTAGGGCCTGTATCAGATCATGAAGGTATTGTAATTCGCGATCCTAAAATTTCTAAAAAACCATTTAAAATTACTGGAAATTTCATTTTAGGTGGATTAGCATCATCTTTTAAAAAGTAACATATTTATTTATAAATAATAAACAATGAGTACAAAGTTACGTAATATAGATGCCATTAAAAAAATGCTTGATGGCACTCACAGAATGCAAACTAAACAAACAGTTAG